ATGAATCGACAGTTCTTAGAAAACTCCTCGATGAATGCACGAAGAGCAGGCTGTGTAGAATTAGGATTCAGATAGTCAGCCTCGTCTAAGATAACAACCTTAGGCTTACCTTCAAATGAAACTGTACTCGCAAAGTTTTTGATCTTTGTGCGAAGTACATCAATGCCTGATTCTTCTGAGCCGTTGATTACAATGTAGTCACACCCAAGTTCATTGCAAAGGGCACGGGCAACTGTAGTCTTACCTGTGCCCGCTGTGCCGCAGAGGAGCATGTTAGGAATCTCACCTGACGCAACAAACTGCTTGAACACATCCTTCTGCGCATCAGGAAGTATACACTCATCAAGTGTACGAGGTCGATACTTCTCGACCCACAAAAATTCATCTGACATTATTCACCTCTCATAATATAAAATACTAGTTTAACTCATTGTCGCCTTTGAGTCAACACCATCAAACAAGTTTAGGGTAAGTTGTCTGCCCTTTGTGGGTCCTGCATCAAAATCCTCACCTTTCAAATACTTCATGATATTCTGCGGGGAAGTGACACCATATGGATCATCATCCGCATTGTCCTGCAGACCAGGTTCCACAAAAGCCTTTTCGACTCTCATATCATCAAGAATCATAGCATACCGCCAAGAGCGAACACCGAAGCCTAGATTGTCTTTCTTCACATCCATATGCATGTAAGTAGTGAAGATAGCAGAACCATCAGGAATGACTTTCACATTCTCTAAGCCTTGATCCTTAGCCCAAGCATTCATCACGAATGCATCGTTCACTGACATGCAATAGATTTCATCAATGCCCTGTTCCTGAAACTCAGGAAACATTTTCTCAAAGTCAGGCAACTGGAATGTAGAACATGTAGGAGTGAATGCTCCAGGAAGTGAGAATACAATGACTCGCTTTCCAGCAAAAAGTTCTTGAGAGGTTACATGCTCCCAACGAAAAGGATTGTCTCCTTCGATGCTTTCATCACGCACCCTAGTTTTAAAAATTACATTCGGAACGCGGTAATTAAATTCAGCCATTTGTCACTCCTTAGATAACTGAGCTAGGCTCAAGTGCAAGCCAATACTGAATGTCAGTATTTTTGTTTTTCAGATACATGAATTTTTTCTGAGATAAAGTAACCTCATAGTCACCTGGAATGATCTTGAAGTTTTCAATTGCAAGTCGGCAATCAAATTCTTTATCGCAGTCTCCAATCACATTACGGAATGTATTGCTTCGAGGAGTAGATGGGTCGCCTACAGATAGAGTAACTTGACCAAGGTCAAGTTGACCACCCTTAGATACAACACTCAGCATGGGAGCAGAAACAATTGCCGCCGCTTTCATGACCATCTGAACATCCTGAGAAGACAAGTGAAACCCGTAGTGATTATCTACTTCAATTGTTTTGTCAGGGGCGGCTACTACAATGCTAGGGTCAGCATAATAGTATTCAAACTGACTTCGATCCTTGCTGATAGTGATGCTCTCTTCACCAAACTCTACATCGGTGTCTTCCATTAGAGTCAAGAGAGCAAGAAGACTGTTTAGGTCATAGATAGCAAACTCCCGATCAAAAGTCTCAGTGACCGTTGCCCGGGAAAAGATATTTTTGCCTGTGCTGATTGTTGCTAGTGTGTTGCCTTCACGAACCAAGATGTTCGTATTGATACTAGCATAGTTTTTCAGAACATCTAAAGTTGCCTTTGAGATTTTCATAGTGTAGCTCCATAATATAATATTAAAACGAAAGAAGCCTTATTGTAACATAAGGCTCCTAATAATCAAGTGTTATTCATTGACAATGGTCATCTGAAATTTTCCCGCATCCTTGATAGCTTGAATCTCTACCAAATCTGTTGCGGTGAGTGTAAGACCTTCATCAAAAGCCGCTCTAACATCAGGTAGATTCGTTTCCTCAGGGAACATCAACAGGACATTTTTCTGAAGATTGTCCTCAGAAAATTCAACGGAAAGAGTGCCATTGAAAGTGTTCATTATACCTTCTACAATAGAAGCCCAGTTATCAGCCCTATCTGTTCCGTTGTTGGGCCATGGGTCTGAAATACTGTCTCGGAAAAAGGACATTTCAACTATCTTAGCCATTTATTATTCTCCTAAAAATAATAAGTATTTATAATAAAAGAATGGGCGGCGGCGAATAACGAGGAGAGAAGTATAGTTAGGAATCACTCGCCGCCACCCAAGACGGTTAGCCCTCTGGATGTTCCAGATCATGCACATACAGTGCAATCAAGGCATAATGTAGTACCTTCATAAGGTCTTTGCGATTGTAACCTTCCTTTTTCCCATATCGTTGGGCATACTTCATAATGTTACCAATGCAAAAACCTTCACCATGACCACCATCAATAATAAACTCGGTGGCTTGAAATTTGTTTACCGAATAATGCTCACCATATGTGGCATCAACATACTTTTGAAGGTCAGCAATAAGCTGACCCTCATTGTATTTGTAATCGACCTTAGCCATTAGTATGACACCTCACTTGAGTCTTCAACATCAGCATCAAGTGACTCCAGAGTCGCACCAGAATCAACCTTAGTGTACAACTCAGTGAATGCAGACTTAGTGTCCTCATCAAATCGATTCACACACAGTTCGATAGCCTTGAGTCGGTCATCAAACATTGCATACGCATTGACGATGTGCTCCAGTCGGCGAGTAGAAATCAATTCATCAATCGCACCTTCCTTGAAGGTCTTGCGAATGATTTCAGCCCAAGTGACCAGCTTATCAGCAAAGTCCTCATCGACCTTATTGACTTTACCCATTTTGCCGAGAATGATTTTCTTCTCATTCGCCGCATTAGGATACTCCTGCTCAACTGTGATAGCGAAACGCTCAAGGAATGCCTCATCTAGAATCTGAGCAGACATAAACTTGCCATCATCAGAGCCTCGACCTTTAGTGTTAGCCGTTGCAATGATGTTGAAGCCAGGAGCAGGAGTAACAACCTCACCTGTCTTCTTATTGAAGTAGGGCTTGCCCTCTAGAATAGCCTGTAAGCACATCAGTTTGTTAGAGCCACGGTCTAACTCATCAAGTATCAGCACTGCACCACGCTTCATAGCGGTCAGTACAGGACCTTCACGATAGACCACATTGCCATCGACAAGGGTGTTGCCACCTATCAAATCATCCTCATCAGTCTCGATGGAGATATTGACACGGAGAGCCTCACGCTTGAGTTTAGCGCAGGTCTGCTCAACCATTGTAGTCTTACCATTACCTGATAGACCTGAGATGAAAGTTGGATAGAAGATACCCGACTTGATAATCTGAGTCAGATCCTTACTGAAGCCAAAAGGAATGTAAGTAGGGTCAGCAGTCGGAATGAGATTATCAACCTCAACTGACAGTTTAGCCTGAGTCAAAATTTTAGCCTCTTGCGGCTGAATAGTGACAATCGGCTCGGGTTTGATGGGAGCAGTTGGTGCTAGCATTGGAACAACTTGCCCAGCCATATCGATAACATATTTGCCTCGACCAATTTTGTTTTCCTCAAAGAACCATTTGGGGGGCTTGAGTCCAACAGACTTAGCAATCTGCAATACTTCACCTCGACCAAAGACACCAGTATCATTGTCTGAATTAGCAAGTGCCTGTAAAAGGGTTTGACGATCATTCATAATGTATATCCTCTTCTCA